GATAAACAAGGGTTTAAAAAATATATTGCTCGACTACTAGTTTGCAAACGCTATAAAACACAAACACGTACAAACATTGAAGCGTCTTAGAGATTAGCATTTTATAGACAGTGCCTCAAATACCGTGGTAAAAAATCAAGACGGTACCCCAAAACGTATATTTCACGGAACATACAACCAGTTCGATAAATATAACCCCAGTATGTTCGGTAGTAACAGCGATGATGGTTTTTTTGGAGTTGGGTTATACGGAAGTGAATCTCTTAATGTTGCTAAAAAATACGGAGATAAAATAAAAGAATTCTATGCTAACGTTCAAGCGCCTTTTAGAAGCGGAGCAATACCTGGAAAAACAATGGAAGAATTAAATCATCGTGCGGCTGTGTCAGCCTAGTTTAATCGTGGTGGAAAAATTGGAGGTTATGTTGTCGATCATACGCCGAAAAACATAATACAAGAATTGGAAAATGCTGACGGCGCGGTTTATCATTTTTTTGACGAAAGAAAAAATCCAGTCGAATTTTCTGAAATTGTTATTCCAACAAGTTAGCAATTAAAATACTCAGCCCCGATTACAAGAGATAGTAATGGTAAGTTGATACCTTTATCTAAAAGAGATGATTTTTTAAATCCAGATTTTAGATATTAATATATGCAGAATGAACTGCAAAACAAATAGGATTATAATTATGGAAAGCTCAGATATTAAATTGCCGAGATGGATAACAAGCGCACCAATGCTTTTGGGTACTGTTTATATATCCTATAAAACAAAAGGAATCGTAACTGCTATAAAAACTTTTTATAGTCTTACAAAGATAGAAATATGCAAGTATATGTATAATCATTACAAGTGGTTTCATAATTATATAAACAACAAGGCTAAGAAAAAAGGACCTTTAGCAGAGGTTCTTGTAGAGACGGTACTGTCTTATGATTATGATTTTGAAAAAATACTTGAAAAACTAAAAAAGATTCCTGTTAAACCAGAAATACAGACAATGAAGTCTGAATAAAATAAACAATAAATACATATTGTACAATATGAAGAAAAAGAACACTATACCGAGCGAATTTGAAAGCATCTTGGATAATGTGTACGGTAACACAGAGAATACTGAAGAAGTTACCGACCTTGACCAGCAGATGGAGAAGATGATGCTCGACGAAATTACAACACCAGAGCCGCCAGTGAAAGATCCTGAGGACGGCGATAAAGAGGATCATACTGAAGATCCTAACGTGCACGATGATGACTCACCAGAGCCTCCTGCACTTAATAATCCAGAACCACCAGTAAATGAGCCGCCTGTAGAGGATCCTAAAGATAATGAGGAACCTACAGATGCAGACGTCATTGAAGCACAGCAGGTAGGCTTGCTGTTCGACGCCATTGGTAATTCACTTGGGTGGAATATGGACGAGATTGATGATAAAGATAAACCTTTGAATACCGATCAGCTTGCTTAGTATTTTGCTGATGTAGTCAAACAGAACTCTGTTCCTGAGTACGCAGATGAGCGTATACAGGCGCTTGATGCGTATGTCAAACAGGGCGGTAAGTTTGAAGACTTCTACAAGATGCAGCAGGAAGCTATCAACCTCGAAGGCATTGATCTCGAAGATGAGAATAATCAAAAAGCGGTAGTACGCGAATTTATGCAGCGCGCAGGCTATACAGATGAGTAGATTAATAAGAAGATTACTCGTTATGAAGATAGTGATGTGCTGTATGATGAAGCAGAGGATGCGCTTGGTAGATTGAAAGATATTAGGCAGCATGAAGTAGAAGAAGCTACACGTCAGCAAGAAGAGTATGCTAGACAGCAAGAAGAGCAGTCTAGAGCATTCTTTAATGAAGTAAGTAAGGATATACAAGACCTTACTAATATTCGTGGTATAAACGTTCCTAAAGAGGATCGTAAAGCTTTGTTCGACTATATTTTTAAAGTAGACCAGACTGGTATGTCACAGTATCAGAAAGACTTCAACAAGAATCTTTCAAAGAACTTGATTGAGTCAGCCTACTTTACGATGAAAGCTGACAGTCTCCTTTCAACTGCTAAGAGAGATGGTGAGTCGTCCGCTACCGAAAAACTTAGGAAACTTTTGAGGCATTAGACAAAGAATCATAGTACGTATAATGCCGACGATAAACAGAAATCAGTAACAGACCTGATTAGTGGAATGTTCTGATATAAGAATAAAGATTTAAACATATATGAATAATACTTTACTTAACAATCTCCAGCTGTATCGTGGACGTCGTTTCTCGGACCTGGTAGATGAAAACATGATTTCTAACGCTCTGCTGACCAGACCTCACGAGATTTCTGGTTTGCTTTCACTGGTATTTGGTACTAAGGACGATGGCATTTCTACGACTATCGACCTGCTGACCGGTGGTCTGGGCAAAACTATGATTATTGAGAACCGCGAAGTTGAGTGGGCTGTACAGATTGATCAGGATCACGCTGTCAACATCCGCTGGGCTAAGTGGAATGGTCAGGAGATCACTTATGACAACATGTTGTCTATTACTCCTGGTCTGAACAACACACCCATCTACATTGCATTGGAGGAAAAGTGGTTAGCTCTGGACTGAGCCACACTTGCGGGCAACCGCATGGATAATAAATTCCGTTAATTGCTGGAAACTCCTAAAAGTTTTTATACCGTAGAGTAATAATTAAAAACATAGAATTATGAATAATGAAAATGGACAATCAGCAGCCAAGCAAATCATAACAAAACCAATTAAAGGTTGGGAAGACAGATATAGTATCACAAACGATGGCAAGGTGTATTCGTACATATCCGGAAGATACTTATACAAAGGCTACGATAAAGATGGATATGAGTTAGTAACATTATCTAGAAATAATTATCACCGCACATATAGAATCCATCGTCTTGTAGCGGAAACATTTATAGACAATCCTGACAATAAAGAAGAAGTAAATCATATTGATTTTAATAAGAAAAATAATTGGTTTGAAAATCTAGAATGGGTTACACAAAAAGAAAACGATGACTGGAATAAACTTCACGGCCATCGCGGTAGATATGATATTCAAAAAGCATATACTTTTACAAACGTGTTTAATGGAAATTCTTTTACCATTCTTGGTTTTAAAAACGTCTTAAAACAATTTGGTGGATCTAAACGTAATTTTATAGACCGTGTGCAAAAATATGCAAACACCGGTGCCTATATAAAATGGGGAAGATTTAAAGGATTGAGAATAGACGTTGAAGATTTGAAGGTTCAACGACTAGTCAACAATGACGTACCCTCAAGTGAGGGGAAATGCGGAACATCCCAAGCGGATGAAGATATAGTCTAATCTTTATAGAAATATAAAGCAGTTTGTGGTGAGTATACACAAACGCGCACAAATTAACGACTTGTGTGGAATTGGGACATGTTGGTCCCGGAGCTATACTCAGCTTTGATGACTACAAATTCCAGGTTCGTACGACTGGTCTGCCTTATCAGGATGGTAGCGCTTGGGTATACGAGTGCTATGTTGTAGATGGTTCACAGTCTGCATATATTCCTGGTGAGTTCCTGATGCCTGGCCGTCAGGTAAGCCGTATCGGTTCTGCTTACGAGGAGTACAGTGATGAGGCTGATATCATTAACTATCAGACTCCGTTTAAGATGCGTAACCACCTGCAGACTCTGCGTCTGACTTACGATATTACTGGTGACGCATATAGCACTGTTCTCGCTATCGCACTGAAGGATCCCGAGACCGGTAAGAGCTCTTATCTGTGGTCTGACTATCAGTATTGGAAGGCTCTTCGTGAGTGGAAGAAGCGTGAGGAGACCGCTCTGTTGTTCTCTAAGAGCAACCGTCTGAGCGATGGTACGTATATCAACAAGGGTACAAACGGCCGCGTTGTTCCCACGATGTCTGGTCTGTTTGAGCAGATCTCTCCGGCTAACGTCCGTTACTATACGAAGTTGACGGCTGAGCTGTTTGAGGATTATCTGTTCGATCTGTGCTACAACATCCTGGGTACTAACGAGCGTAAGTTTGTTGCTCTGACTGGTGAGATGGGTTGATTTCTAGCCCCTTATAATAGTAATATTATAAAGCAAATCTATTTAATTGCTGGAAACTCTATAAAGATTTAAAATCATAGAATAACATTTAAATTATGAACACATAGAAGTTCGATAGACAATCAGCAGCCAAAACATTACACAAACCGCTTAGAGGGTTTGAATATAGATATATCTTATATATAGACGGTGTCGTATACGATAGATACAAAGATTCCGTTGTAAAGGCTGTAGACAATAAAGTAACAATTATTGGTATTAACAACAAGCCGTATGCCTATAATATACAAAAATTAATAGACATGACGTTTTCGGACTTGGATCTTACAACATTTGAAGATGTTAAAGGTCATCCGGGCTATGTGATAAATAAGAACGGTTCGCTATATAATACAGTAAGCAAACGGTTCGTGAGTACCGCAGTAAAAGACGGATATATGAGATATAACGTTGATTGGAAAAGAAGACTTGTGCACGAAGTCTTAGCTGATCAATGGATTCCAAACCCAAACAACTTAGAAACAATCGACCACGTAGATTGTAATAAACTAAACAACAGTTTAAGCAATCTTGAATGGGTGGACCGAGAAGAGAATAAACGCAGAGCTTATGAAAACGGTCTTACAGTGGTTGTTAAATCTTTAGTTACGTTTACTAAAGGAAATGAGAGTTTTACTTTACTGGGACTAGAAAATGCTAGTAAAGTATTCGGTATTAAAAAATCTACTCTTTGTACGATGATAAAACGATACGGAGATAAAGATGTAGCAATACCAAGCGGTTCGATGAAAGGTTATAAGATAACTACAACTAAGTGTAAATGTTAGGTTCAACGACTATCCGATATGGAGTAGGGTCCGAGTGAACTCGAAATGGTAGATACCTCATTGAGGTAAAGATATAGTCTAGTCTCCTATGAGAATAGGAGGAGTTATTAACGCGATCTTAATAGCTCGGTTTGGAGTAACGATCCAAACTAAATATACACGATTCGTGAGTTCGATCGTATCTTGAAGGAGAAGGCTGCTAGCTTTAACCTGGTAGATAACGTATTTATCACCGGTAGTGGTCAGAACCTGACTCTCGGTGGTCAGCGCACTA